ATGAGGGAGCAAAAGAGATGTTGTTGGTAGATGAAGTTGATAATAAGGAATTTTTGACAGGCTTGTTTCATGCAATGTATGATGAACTGCCAGCCCCAAAACCGAAAAAGAAGAAATAGACAACTTCCCATTTATCTTGGGATGGTGTACTAGAGGTTTACTAAAGGTGCACTAATGGTTTACTGACTTTTTAATTTACATCTGCTATGATTAAGATGGCAAAAAAGAAAGGGAGCGGAAACGCTCCTTTTTATGTTGCCGTAAGGCGGTGTCTTTCCAATCCTTTCACACCGCCCGTGTACATAGAAGGGAGGAATGGCGGATGCCGATGAAACCAAAGAAGCCGTGCAGACACCCCGGATGTCCGAAGCTGACAGATGGACTGTACTGCGAGGAGCATGAAGCACTTCACAGTGGTGACAGGGCGAGCAGCAGTAAGCGTGGTTACAACAGGCAGTGGCAGAAGGCAAGGGCAAGATACCTGAAGGCACATCCTTTGTGTGTTCAGTGCTTAAAGGAAGGTCATGCAGTGACAGCAACCGTGGTCGATCATATCAGACCGCACCGTGGTGATCCCATCCTGTTCTGGGATGAGAAGAACTGGCAGAGCCTGTGCAAGCCCTGTCATGATAAAAAGACATGGAATGAAGATAACAATCCAGAGTATCGGTTCTGACGGCAGACCGTGGGGGTATCTGAATCTCTACAGTCTGAACCGCTGAAGACCGATGGCCCCCTTTGCGTGAATTTTCGCAGAATTAAACAGGGGGGATATACCGGGAGTATGGTATTTTTCGCAAAATAGGTTAATAACAAGGCAAAAAGGGGTATTTACTTTTGCCGGAATTTAAGAAAAACGCAGTATTTAAGGCTGGAAAATGATGTAAAAAACATTGTTTTCCGGTCTTTTTTTGTAAAGGAGCGTGAAAGGATGACAGATGTACAGGCAGCCCGTATCAACAGGCTGAGGATGGAAGGAAAAGGATATAAAGCAATTGCCACGGAAACGGGACTGTCCCGTGACATCGTAAGGAATTACTGCAAAAAGCATAACCTCTCCGGTTACGCTTCGGTGGTATCAAAAAATATGCAGATTATGACAGAGGGAAATGAGGCGTGTCGTTTCTGCGGAAACACCATCATCCAGCCGGCTACCGGAAGAAGGAAGCGGTTCTGCTGTGAAAAATGCAGACGCCAGTGGTGGAAGGCTCACCCGGAAGCAGTCAAGAAAGGAACGAAAGCAACCTATGAACTGACCTGCAATCAGTGTGGGAAAACATTTCATTCCTATGGAAATAAAAACAGGAAGTACTGCAGCCGTGACTGCTACTTCAAGCACAGATTTTTAGAGGAGGACACAGGATATGAAGTTTCAGAAGTATAAGATTGCAGAGCTTGTTCCGGCTGCCTACAATCCAAGAAAGAAATTAAAGCTGGGTGATAAGGAATATGAGAAAATCAAAAACTCCATCACAGAATTTGGATATATCGAACCAATCATCGTCAACTCAGACCTGACCATCATCGGAGGACACCAGAGGGCAACCGTACTTTCCGACCTCGGTTATGATGAAGTGGAATGTATCGTTGTTGATATTGATAAGACGAAAGAAAAGGCACTCAACATTGCCCTTAATAAAATTACGGGCGAATGGAATAAGGAACTGCTGGCAGACCTTATCAAGGATCTGGAAGATTCAGACTTTGATGTGGGATTTACCGGATTTGAACCGCCTGAGATAGAACAGCTTTTTAATTCCGTACATGATAAGAAGATTACGGAAGATGATTTTGATGTGGAAGCAGAACTGAAAAAGCCAAATGTTGCAAAGACAAAAGATGTGTGGCTGCTCGGCAGACACCGTGTTATCTGCGGGGATTCCATTCTGCCGGAAACATACGATGTATTGATGGACGGTAAGAAGGCAAATCTTGTTCTTACGGATCCTCCATATAATGTAAATGTGGAAGAAACAGCCGGAAAAATCAAAAATGACAATATGCCTGACGAGGATTTCTATAAATTCCTGTTCGCAGCATTTGTCAATATAGAGCAGTTAATGGAGCAGGATGCATCCATTTATGTATTTCATGCTGATACAGAAGGACTCAATTTTAGAAAGGCATTCAAGGATGCTGGGTTCTATCTTTCCGGGTGCTGCATCTGGAAAAAGAATGCATTGGTGCTTGGAAGAAGTCCATACCAGTGGCAGCATGAGCCGTGTCTGTTCGGATGGAAGAAGGGTGGTAAGCACCAGTGGTATTCCGACAGGAAGCAAACCACCATCTGGGAATATGACCGTCCGAAAGCAAGCAAGGATCATCCGACCATGAAGCCTGTGGCACTAATGGCATATCCGATACAGAACTCCTGTATGAGCAACTGCATCGTGCTTGACCCGTTCCTCGGTTCCGGCTCCACACTTGTTGCCTGTGAGCAGACAAACAGGATATGTTACGGCATCGAACTGGATGAAAAATTCGTGGATGTAATCGTCAACCGCTATATCGAGCAGAAGGGTTCAGCGGATGATGTATATGTACTGCGTGATAATATGAAAATTTCATATCAGAATTTATGTGAGGGAGGACTGTATAATGAAGCAGATGACCTTCCTTGATTTATGTTCGGGAATTGGCGGTTTCAGGCTTGGTCTTGAAACTGCCGGACATAAGTGTATCGGATACTGTGAATATGATAAATTTGCAAGAGCCTCCTATGAGGCAATGTATGACACAAAAGGAGAGTGGAAAGCAGATGATGTCACAAAACTTAAATCAGAAGATGTCCCATATGCAGACATCTGGTGCTTCGGATTCCCATGTCAGGACATCTCCGTTGCAGGAAAACAGCGGGGACTGGTCGGAAAAAGAAGTGGAATATATTACAACATTATTGACCTCCTCAAAGGCAAAGAAGAAAGTGCTAAACCCACATACTTACTTGTTGAGAACGTTAAGAACCTGTTATCGATTAATGCAGGATTCGACTTTGCCTCAGTTCTGTCTGAAATGGACGAAGCGGGGTATGACTGTCGGTGGCAGGTGCTTAATTCAAAAAACTTTGGAGTCCCGCAAAATCGTGAGCGAGTGTTCATTATCGCAAATCTTAGAAGCAGAGGTGGACGAGAAGTATTACCTCTCACCGGAGAAAACGCAGCAACTCTTAACCAGCTTGTAGGCGGGATGCAGGGATACCGTATATATGGTACGGACGGAATCAGTGCCACCTTAGTCGGCAATGCCGGAGGGGTTGGCGCAAAAACCGGACTTTATTTTATTGACCAGAGTAATCATGCACCTAAAATCACGGGGATAGCAAGATGTCTGACGGCAAGATATACCGCCGGGATGACAAATCACACGGCCATGAATTCTGCGGTGCTTGAAGTTCATCCGGTACTTACACCGGAGCGTATGGAAAAGAGACAGAACGGCAGACGGATGAAGGAAGATGGAGAGCCGATGTTCACCCTGACATCACAGGACAGACATGGTGTGTATCTCTGTGAAAAAGCAGACTCCGTAAAAGTTAAGAACGGGACCAAGAAAGGCTATGATATTGCAAGCGAGGGTGACGGAATTAACCTCTCGTATCCTGACAGCAAAACAAGGCGGGGTCGGGTTGGCAAGGGATGTTCCCAGACACTTGACTGTTCCGGTCAGATGGGAACGCTTATGAAAGGCGGACGAGTCAGAAGACTGACACCGAGGGAGTGTTTCCGGCTTCAGGGATTTTCCGATGAACTGTTTGATAAGGCATCAAAAGTAAATTCTGATGCACAGTTATATAAACAGGCAGGAAATGCAGTAACCGCAACCGTGGCATATGCTGTTGCAATGTCACTTCCCGAGTCGAGGGAATAAAAATATATTTCTTTTAAATATCCATATATCTGCTTGACTATATGGGGCTTTAGAGTGATATATGTTACTACCAAAACGAAAGGAAGGTAACAGATATGGTAATTACAACGAATGCAGAAAACAGAAAAGAACTTGTAAAAGCCCTTGCAGATCACTTTGGAGAGCGTGCGGTTTATGCCGGACCACCGTCATTTGCCTATACGGTCGGCAGCATAACGGTTGACCGGGAAGCAAAGGTGATTTTTGAAGATGAGGCAATGGCAGATGAAGTAATGCGGGTGCTTGCAGGTTCCGGTTTTACGGGTGGAACTGAGGACGGGGAATGCATGGAACCGGAAGAAACATCCGCCACATTTTCATTCCCGATGGACGATACAAAACCGCAGGACATTATAAACCTCATCAATATGATCCACGCCAAGCAGTATCTTATCAATAAAGCAGTGCAAAGAAAGTGCATGGAAGCCAGCGATGAACTGGTCAATGCACTTTCTGAAAACACATTTGAAGATACAAAAGCGGTAACGGATTTTATTACAGGGCATGGCGGATGCACGGGCATTGGATTTGATGATGGAAAGATATCCTTTACGGGCTTTCCGACAGAAGATGCGATGGAATATGCAAAACTGGTGTCAGCCATGATAAAAACCGCCAAAGCAAAGAAAAGGGTGAGTTCAAAAGCAACCATTGAAGAAAATGAAAAATATTACATGAGGGCATGGCTTGTATCACTAGGGTTCGGAGGCAGCGAAGGCAAGGAAATAAGGAAATTTCTTCTAAAAAATCTGACTGGGCATACGGCATTCCGGACGAAAGCTGATGAAGAAAAATGGAAGGAAGCAAGAAAAACAGAGAGGGGGAGTGTTGTATGTTCGGAGTAGATGCAAAAATGCTAAAGCAGCTTCGTGAAGAGTATCCCGAGGGGACAAGGGTGATCTTGGAATCCCTCGATGATCCATACAGAAAAATTCCCGAGGGAACAAGGGGAGTCGTTAAATTTGTAGATGATGCAGGACAGCTTCACACAGAATGGGAAGGCTACGGCACGCTTGCCCTTATCTGCGGAGTGGATTCTTGGCGAAAGGAATGAAATGGATAAGAAAGTAATCACCGTATGTTATGGTAAAAAAGATGAATGGAACTCAAGGGAAGAAGCAGAAGCCTTCTTCCTTGAAGCCATGATGGGTTCGGACGGAAGTGAAAGAGACCGATATACTAATATATACATAAAACTACAGATGGGAATGGACTTCTGTACGGATGACGAATTTTAACAAAAAGGGGATGCGATTAGTTGGAAGACAACAGAAAGAAATTAGCAAAACTAAGCAGGGAAGAGTACCGCAGCATCGTGTCAGAAAGGCTTAAGGCTTTAGCAGAGCTGCATAATCTTGACACAAAGGGTTTTGCAGAAAAATGCGGAATCAGCACAAGACGAATGAGAAATCTGATGAATGGAACAGCGAATCTGAGGATTCCCGAAATGCTTGACATTTCGGATGCATTTAATGTCAGCATAGAGTTTATCATGGGATGTTATCCATATCCGCTGCCGACACCGAAGGATGATACCGAATCTGCCGTGTACACATTGATAGGAAAGATGGGTATGGATGAACTGAAAGAATTCAAAGACAGACTTGGCGAAAAACTGGAAGAGACAGAATCATAAAATACACAATACCGAGCCGGAACAACGGCAGAATCTTTGTGCAGTTTATGGCGCATATATAACTGGATATATGTGTGTTTTAGAGCGAATATGTACCTACCGAAAGGGAAAGACAACATACGGAGGTACAAGCCATGAACGAAAGGACGGCAAGACAGATTGAAGAAATGAAGAAACAGACCATCGGGGTTGAGGTCGAAATGAATAACATCCGGAGGGATAAGGCAGCAGAAATTGCAGCAGCCTTCTTCGGAACAGGAAGATTTGAAAACACCGCTTCCAGAAACGGATATTACACATGGTCAGCATGGGATGCGGACGGAAGGGAATGGAAATTCCAAAAGGATGTGAGCATTTGCGGACCGGACGATAAGAAATGCGAACTGGTCACCCCGATACTTATCTACAGCGACATTGAAATGCTGCAGGAACTGATAAGAAAATTACGGAAGGCGGGAGCCAAGAGCGATGCCACAAGGGGATGCGGAGTACACATCCACATCGGAGCAAAGGGACATACACCCCAGACGCTCAGAAACCTTGCAAACATCATGGCAAGCCATGAAAGTCTTATTACAGACGCATTAAACCTTGACAGAAGAAGGGTAACACGCTACTGCAGAACGGTAGACCCCCGCTTCTTAAAAGAAGTCAACAGAAAAAAGCCAAAGACGATGGCAGCATTCGCAGACATCTGGTACACGGCAAACGGTGCAACTTACGGCAGAAGCCAGCATTACAACGACAGCCGATACCATATGTTAAACTACCATGCAACCTTTACAAAGGGGACCATCGAATTTAGACTTTTCCAATTTGATGCCCCTGCAAACGGAAAGCAGAACGGACTCCACGCAGGACAGCTTAAGAGTTACATTCAGCTCTGCCTTGCACTCAGCCAGATGGCAAAGGAAGTAAGAAGTGCAAGTCCAAAGCCACAGCAGAACGAGAATCCGAAATACGCAATGAGGACTTGGCTTTTACGCTTGGGATTTATCGGGGATGAGTTCAAGACCGCAAGGGACATCCTTACAAGAAGTCTTGTGGGTGATACGGCTTTCAGAAACGGAAGGGCTGCTTGAAGAGAACAGCCTTCTGACACCTTAAGGTAAATAATACTATTGACCGCCCGGGCGGTCTTAAGGTGGTAGAAGGGTATTCCCTTCGGAAAGGATGAATGCATTATGAAAAAACGATACTACATTGCCTATGGCAGCAACTTAAACATCAGACAGATGCGGATGCGGTGTCCGCAAGCAAGGGTGGTCGGAACTGCGGTCATCAAAGATTACGAACTGCTTTTCAAGGGAAGCCTTACGGGTGCATACCTTACGATAGAACCTAAAAAGGGAAGCAGTGTTCCGACAGCGGTATGGGAAGTGACTGAAACGGATGAAGCAGCACTTGACCGCTATGAAGGATTCCCGACCTTTTATTACAAGAAGGAAATGGAACTGGATATCAGGGGCATCCGCACGGGGAAGATACGAAGAAGAAAGTGCTTTGTGTATATCATGCACGAGGAACGGAAAATCGGAGTACCTTCCCTTTCCTATGTCAGTACCTGCCTTCAGGGATATATCAGCTTTGGATTTGATGAGCATTATCTTTCCGAGGCACAAATGAAAGCTGTGGAGGTGGCACGACATGAAGGGTGAAATATTCAGGATAAGGATATGCCCCCGCTGTGGGGCGAGATTCGGCAGACAGCCCGCTTTGTCAAGGGCTGACGGAACAACGCTTATCTGCCCCGACTGTGGCACACGTGAGGCGCTTGAGAGCATCGGTGTCGGGGCTGAGGAACAGGAACAGATCCTTGCAGCCATCCACAGATCAGAATTGTAATATACACAATTCCTCCGACAGATATTTGTGCATATTATGGTGCAGAAATAACTGGATATATGTATGGATTAGAGCGAATATGTACCTACCGAAAGGGAAAACAGAGAAAGCGGAGGAAGAAACAATGGAAACAAAAATCACAACAGCGGAAAACTTGGGAATGGAACTTAGCGGATGCTTAAACGCAGCGGTCCTTGATTACGGGGATTACACCATTGCAGTCTGGGAGCACTGCTTCAAAGGAAGCATTGCAGAGGTTTACGAACTGGTCGAGACACCGGAAGAAACAGGAATTGGAAGATGCGAGTGCAGAATTTCAAGGATTGAAAGAAAAGAAGAATTTGAGGATGCAGGACACGCAATGGCATGGGCGCTCACAAAAGTAAAATAGCAGGAAGGGCAGGGCATAAAACCCCTGCCTGTCGGTTATGTACATTTACACAATAAAATGCCCGTTATTTTGTATACATTATGATGCCGAAATGACTGGATATAATCTGCATTTAGAGCGAATATGTACCTACCGAAAGGGAAAACAAAGAAAAAACGGAGGTACAACATTATGAAAAAGAACACGATTTGGATGGTAAAAGCACTTATGGCAGAGGAGCCGGGCAGACTGGTATGGAAGGATTTCAAGGCTTCCACAAACGCAGCCGAGGCAGACGAATGGCTCTGCGGATTTGTTAAGGAAAACGGCTACAGCATTACGGACTTCAACATTGTAAGAAGGGAAGCATAGGAACATGAAGGAACTTAAGAAAGCAGTCATCAGGGAGGTGGCCGCAGGATATGGAATGGAAGCAGATTATCTGGAAGATATCGTCAGGAACATGGAAAGCGATGGCATAGAAGTAAGCCGACAGGACTTAGCTGATATGATCGAAAACGGGGACTGTTAAATATACAGACAAAAGAAGACCGCATGGACGGTCTTTTTTCGTGTGTACATTTACACAATTACACTCCTCTATCTTTGTGTACATTATGATGCCGAAATGACTGGATATAATCTGCATTTAGAGCGAATATGTACCTACCAAAAGGGAAAACAAAGAAAAAACGGAGGTACAAAACCATGAAGAAGATTGAAATTTTTGAAAGAGCCATGAACGAGGGAGAAAGCCTTAAAGACTACGGAATCAACACAACGCTGTTTGCAGCATACAGAAACCTTGAATACACCGGAAACGAAAACCTTGATTTTGCGGATGTCATCTGGGACTACGATGTTGCAGAGATTTCCAAGATACTGAAAGAAAACGGAATTAAGGAATTTACAATCAGCAGTACATTTTCAAGCCTTATCGAAAGACTCGCAGCCTTTGAAAAAGAAGGGATAAAAATGGCGGGACTTACAGAGGTAAACGCAAGTTACACGGATTTTAAGACCGGAGAAAGAGCAAGGATTCCGGCCATCAGGATGGCACTTTAAAACAAAAAACAGTGAATGCCCCCGAAAGGGGGTTTTTCTTATGCCCACAGATGAAGGAGGTGAGGGCAGTGGCACAAAGGGGAAGAAAACCAAAGCCTACGGCAATGAAGGTGCTTGAGGGCAATCCGGGGAAGAGAAGCCTTAATACGGGCGAACCGAAGCCGGAGAAGAAAGCACCACGCTGCCCTGCATGGCTTGAGGATGAAGCAAAAAAAGAATGGAAGCGAATGGCAAAGCAACTGGAGCATCTCGGTATCCTGACTGAGATAGATATGGCAGCATTCGCAGGATACTGTCAGGCGTATGCAAGATGGAAAGAAGCAGAGGAGTTCATCACACAGCATGGGACAATCGTAAAAACACCAAGCGGATACTGGCAGCAGATTCCACAGGTATCCATTGCACAGACTTATCTTAAAATCATGAATAAATTCTGTGAGCAGTTTGGTCTTACACCGTCTGCAAGAAGCCGTATCACTTCGGATATGGGCGAGGATAAGCAGAATGATGAGATGGAGCTTCTGCTTGTGAAGGGGGGTGGTAAATAATGTTTGATAAGGAAAAAGCAGATCATGCAGTCAATTTTATCAACTGCCTGAAACACACAAAGGGCAGATGGCGGGGAGTTCCTTTTGAACTTCTGCCTTGGCAGGATGAGATCATCCGCACGATCTATGGAACAGTAAAAGAAAACGGATACAGGCAGTACAACACCTGTTATTGTGAGATACCAAAGAAA